CACAGCATAATATGTCATAGTCTTTCTCGCTTGGTAAAACTTTATTCTTACATCCACTAGCCAGTTGAAAATGGTAACTCGGATTTCGCTTACCTTTCCCAATAGCCATCTTCGCAGTCTTAACTTGTATCCTGATATATTCATTATCTTTCCACGCCACTAAATCTACTTTGTCTTGCTGTGCCATAGACACCCGCCAGCCCAATGATAACACGACTGCGGCGGCTATGTATTCGCCAATAAGTCCTGTTGTTGTACTCACTACATTAGCTGAAAGCCATCCATAATATGAATAGCAATGCTGTCCCCGTTAATAATCCTAGTATCACTATCGCAACCACTTCCATTATCTGATGTCTACGTTCTTGCTGCTTGTATATAGCTTCTTGCCTCTGTTTTCTTATCTTGCCCTCTAGCTGTATCAAATCAGCCCAAGCCTGTGGCCCGTAAGACATGTTTAGAAATGTCTTGAGTTCTTGTCTTTGTGCTTCTAGTTTTTTCTTAGCTGCATAGGCTGCTAGTGCTTCCTCCTCAACGGAACCAGCGGCAAACAACTTCTTGAATAGCGGTGGGTTAGTGGTCTGCTTAGTAGCCTGGTCAACGTCAGATGCCATCTTCATCCAACGCGATACATCAGTGATGCAGGACTCCATGTCCCGCCCTGCTGCTATCATTTGTTTTATGCTGTTGAAAGCCGCAGTTGCACCAGATACGGCTGCTGCTATTGTGATGGGTTCCATAGGGTCAACATACCTGGTTTAAGTATTTTACACTTGTACGATTTAGGCATCAAAGCACCCTCATGTATACTAGCTATGTCGTTTCCCATCTCATGCGCACGTTGTACGCACTGTTCCCTGTCTTTATATGGGCCTCTTGTGTCGTGATATTCCCAGCACTGGTCAGGTAATGCAACCATACAAGCTAATACGATTGCCTTAAACATCTTTACCGATTAGCTTTTGAACGGTCTTGGTTTCCCAAATCCGTATCAAAACCCACACGCCAGTAACCAAAGCCACGGCATCAGGTGCCATTTCAAGCCAAGCAGCTACTGTGCCTGTACCAGCCGCAACATCAACGATGACTTTGTTTTCCTCGTTCATCAGTCAGCATCCGCTATGGTAAAGGCATCGTCAGGGTCATTGTGTCTAGCAAGAAGGTGGTCATATTCTTCATTACCAACTTCAGCAGGAATAAGTGCCTGTGCGCCATCTGCATGTATAGCTTTTACCACATTATTTATTAAGGGATTACCGTCCATATCTGTGCCGCTGATATATTGCGCTGATGCAAAATTAAACTTATTAGCAAACATTTCTATATCTCCGCACTAACTGAAGCAACCGCATCTCCAGAACTGCCGTTGTTTTTACTGAAATCCATTTGTGATGTGTTATATAATGTAGCTCCATTTGTAGAAAGACCTACTGATACAGCAGTCTGCACAGTATACCCATTAATAGTAACTATAGATGTTGGGGCGGCGCGTTTTTCTACCATAAACGGTATATCTAGCCATTGATTAGTAGTGCCACCATTAAAAGGCAGTGACATGAGAGAATATCCCACAGTACCTGCTAAAGTAGCATGTCCTAATAACTCATAATACCGCTGACACTTTCTGAGCGTAGTGCCGTAGTCCTCGTGTTCAAACGGCGTGGCGGTTGGGCCAACTTCTACTTGCATCCCCGTCACATCAAAAGTTGCGCCAGATGTTCCGGCCCAATCTGCTAAGTCATCAGGCAAATATGCTGTCGTATCTTGTGCAACCCAACTATCTAAAGTTGCACCACTGTCTGTATAATCTGTTCCAAACCACGGAACAGGCTGAAAGCCTATACCAGCACCAGTATCATTGTTAAATACTAAATTAGAATTGCCGGGAATTGTTTTAGTTATTTTTGTCCAAGTATTAGCCACTAATGTTTCTGTGAAAGCAAATTGATAACTTGGTGAATCAAATGTAAGCAAATAAAAACCACACTTACCAGCAACACTTGAGCGAACCCAGCAACTAACTGTTATATAACTGCTTGTGCTTGTATAATTCCAGCCAGATTTGGCAATGTTTTGCGATTCAATTTTTTGAATTATTTGCCGATAATCAGCGGCACCAGATGTGGTGGCTGTATTTGTTTGTCTAAAGTAATTTCTGAAACCCAACGCATAAGGTGCATCACTTGATGTTAAACTTTCCTGTGACCCTGTTACAGTGCCACCACTATAACTATTTTCAAATCTATCAACGCTTCCATAACCATTAGTTGTGCTACTGGTCCCCCGCTGTGCCACCTGCATCGCACCATTGATGATGAGGTTGCGTCCTGTCAGGCCACCCGCATCTGCGCTACCACCTAAATCTGCTAAGTCTCTGGCTCTGCTCATATCTCTACTCCGGCTTCGTAGGCCATGTTATGTTGTCAGGAAACCCAGCCTGTGCTGGCACATCCCTTAATGCCTGACGATAGGTTTGCCAAGCTGCCTTGTCACTATCAGATAAAGGACTGTCAGGCATAACTGTCCAATCAGAACGGTAAAGCAAACTATTGCGTTCTGACCTAGCGGCATTTTCTTTTTCTGCGTCAGTTCGGTCATCAGTTACAATTTTTCTAGCAAATGTTGACCCATTATATGTGCCACCAATTTCTGCACTATCTGTCGCTAGAACTAACCCACGTTCTGCTGCAACATCAGCCTCACATACTGATATGTTGACGACAATGCCATTTTCTATTTGTGCATACTTAGCCATTAAATCACCTATTGATATTCGTAAATGACAACAACGCCATCAGCACCGTTACCGCCACTACGGTCGCCAGTTGTGTTAAAGCTAGAACCACCGCCACCACCGCCACCATAACCAACAGCATCAATACCATTATCCAATCCATCTATGCCGTATGCGCCGCCGCCCAAATGACTGCTTCCGCCCTCACCTGCAGCAACCGAAGTTGCATCAGTTTCAGAACCTGCAACTCCCTTTCCACCAGCCTGTCCAGAAATAAGAACATCGCCAACGCCGGATGAAATACTGCCACCCGCACCACCTTCACGCAGCCTAACCGACCTATCTGCCGCGACACCAGCACCTGAGCCCCCTTTACCGCCGCTGCCACCAGTGGCAGTTGCGTGTGAGCCAAATGATGTTGTGCCGCCAGCACCGCCGTTTGTAGTGCTGTTTCCAACACCACCAGCCCCAACCGTAACCGTTTCTGTTGAGCCTAATCCTGTTGAAATAAACTTTATACTGGTTGCGCCACCACCGCCGCCCCCGCCAGCAGAGCTAGTATTAGCACCAGCACCGTTTGCTCCGCCGCCAGCACCGCCACCGCCAACAACATAAACCAGAACTTTTGTTGTTCCTGCTGTTGGGGTGTAAGTTCCATCTGCTGTGAATGTTTGGATTCCTATAAGGTTTCCGGGGCTGGTGCCAGTGACAGTTAAGTTTCCGCCAATAGCCACGTTACCACTAAACGTACCGCCATTCTTTGCAGATACAGTGTCAGCTACAGTAAAGATGTCGTACACTACAATCTCTACAATGTCGCTTGCAGACAGGGCTGATAGGCCAGCAATGGTGTTGGCTGTGCTAGTGTTGTAGTCAGTGCCAGCAACCAAGGCTATGCCGTTCAATGACACATCTACATAGTTGCCATCGCTAAATACCAGCGTGTTGCTATTGTCATCGGCACCAGACAGTGATGTCTCACCGCCACTAGCTGTATAGTAATAGCGTGACCTTACGCCAGTTCCTGTTGGGGATTTACCTATGTATGCCATGTGTTACCCCGCAATCTCTGTAGCACTGATAAGAGAGATAAAGCGTTCAAAAGTTGTCGCAGTATCAGTATCAACGACTGTTCTGTTTAAATAGTATGTCGGGTTGCCTGCTACGCTAGTTAAGATACCTATTTTGTAAGTTATAGTTGAAGTGGTGGCGGGAGTGTCATAGTACATAAATACACTACCCTCTGGTGTGCTTCCATTATCTACATTGGTATAAGAAGTGCTAAACATACCAACACCCGCTGTTCTATTTCCACCACCTGAATGTCCTAATTTGGTTGAGTTTCTAAAAAAGAAAGCCGCACCGTCCCAAGTGCTTTGAACAACACTCCATTCTCCAAAGATTTGACCTTCCAGCTTAATGACACTACTTGTTGATTGCGGTGTAATGTTCACAGTCAAGTCAGTAAGTACAGTATCTGTGCTTGTTGTACAGGTAATAGAATTTGTGCTAGTGAACTGCGTTCTCTGCACCTGAATGATGCCACCAGACGGTATGCCAGATGCCGCTACACCACCATTTGTAATCTTAGAAAGTGCCATTATGCGTTCTCCAATGCGGTCAAGCGTGTCTCAATATCAGCCAGCCGCTGTTCAGTTGCAGCACCCACAAACGACAGAAGTTCAGGATAGCGGATGCCTTTGCGATTTTTAGCAATAGCACCTTCATCGTCAGCTTCTACTTCGTTGCCATCTGCGTCTACATACCAGTCAGTGCTAATGAAAAACGCATAGTCACTAGCATCCAAGCCAGCGTCAGTCATCGCTGTCTCTACCTGCTGTGCAATTACGCCTGTGTGTGTTCTGGCTGCATCGCCTTTGGCTTCAACTGCGCTGTTCCATTTAAACGTCTTGAATAGCTTGCTAATTGCTGTAGCGGCTGTAATCTCTGCGCTTGTTAGGCTGGCAATCTGTTGCTTTTCGTTTTGGTCAGATGTTTGGATTGTGCCGTTTGTAGCGTAGATGTCGTCGAAGCGGACAGTTGATAAACCTAAGTCGATAGCGTTATCTCTGTAGTCTTGCGCTGTTGTGTTGAAAGGCACAACGGCATCATTTGCTGGTAAAAAAAGAAGAGCTGCATCACCAGTGCCTATGGCAATATTGCTGCCGAAGTTTGTAATTACTCCAGCAAGTGACGTATCCTTGAAAAAATACTGCAACACGCCATCGGTGGATAAACGGTTAACCGACAAAGCTGACCCGTTATTTTTTACAAAATACCCTTCACCATCTGCCCTCAATACCACACCATCTGTATTATCATCAGCAGTCTTACCCACCAGCAAGTTGCCACTGCTGTCGATACGCATACGTTCTGAGCCAGCAGTGTCAAATGTCATAACATCATCTGTGCTGGCTACAATCTTTGTGTCGCCATCAGCGTCTAAAATAAGTTCATTGCCGTTGATGTCTACATTGCTACTGAACGTACCGGTGGTAGCTTGTAATGCGCTGTTAGATGGATGCGTTACGCTTTGCTGTGCCTTGCCTTGAAACACCACATAGAAATCGTCTGTGCTGGCTACGTTGCCAGTCATTGTTAATGCAGTTCCAGCAACAGTATAAGCAACGCTAGGCTCTTGCCGCACGTTGTTTACAAATACCTCAATCTCTTGTTCGCTGCCTACAGCATGGTCAAGCGTATAGTCAGTGCCACCATCGCCAGTGATGGTCTGCTTGTCCATCGAAGTAAATCGTGAGGCTGGTGTGTTTCCAAGATATGCCATTGGCTAATCCTTATGTAATATCAAGGTGACTAATAACTACGTCTGCTGATGACGCTGTATCTGATGTTACCTTAATAACATCGCCCGGTTCCATAACAACCTTTTGGTCGCCACCAATAACAACCAAGCTACCGCCTACAGGAACTGGTG